TCACTCTGTTGATCTGTTGAACGCTGGAAAACCAGAAGGCATGGAAGATGCCGATTGGACAGATACAGTTGCTCGTAATGTTGAGCATCTGGAACTAATGGTAGCTAAAGACTACTGGGGGTCAGAAGACATGACCGCCGCTAACGCTGCAATCGCAGCTAACTCTTAACTCAAACCAAAAGGAGATCACAATGGCTGAGAAACAAACAAACACCATTACGATTGACGATATTGAATATACTGAGGATCAACTGACAGATCAGCAAAAGGTTATGCTAAACCACATCAAAGATCTTGATCGTAAGGCTGGGTCAGCCCAATTTAATTTGGATCAACTGCATGTTGGAAAGCAAGCCTTTGTAAAAATGCTGGCTAGTAGTTTAGAAACTGAAGCGGAGTAAACCTTATGTCCAGAGACCTGTCTGCGACAACAATAGAGGCAATTAACGAAGATACAGTACGTCCGTTTTTCGCTGTAGAGTTAATGTTTGACGGAGACAATGTTCTACGGATGTGGACAGGTCAAGGCACTCTAGTCCTAACTGATGGGACTGAGTGGGCAGGGGCTGGGACACTACTCAACATTTCCACTGTAGAGGAGACTTCTGAGTTAGCCGTTAAAGGTGCTACTATAACCTTGACTGGTATTCCCTCAGAGGTCATCTCTTTAGCTCTCAGTCAACCTTATCAGGGCCGTGTGTGTAATATATACATTGGTACATTTACTACGGGTAATATCCTACAAGAGAACAGCGACTACATTCTGCTACAGGATGGTAGTAGGATTGAAGTACAGAGTACCTCTAAGGGATTCAACAGTATCTTCTCAGGCTACATGGATCAGATGAACATAGCTGAGAGTGCTGATACATCAACTATTGAACTTTCTGTAGAGAACAAACTGATTGACCTAGAGAGAGCCAGAGTTGCTCGATTTACATCTGGTTATCAAAAGTCGATATACCCTGATGATCTTGGTTTAGACTTTGTTGAAGACTTACAGGACAGGAATATATCTTGGGGTCGTAAGAGTGGTTAAGTATCAGCAAGAGTTTTTATCTCTAGCCGAAGAAGAAGTAGCCCCCCTAGCTCACACTGAGTGGGAAGAGTCAGGACATCCTACAAGCACCCTAGTCATAGATTGGGACAGCTACTTTGCGCTAGAGGAAATAGGAAGACTAAAGTTCTTTACCGCTAGAAAAGATGGTATCCTCATAGGGTATTTTGTAGTTATAATTACCTCTCCGTTTACACTTAAGGGTGAGTTAGCTGGTTGTTACGAAGCAGTTTACGTAGACAAAGACCACAGAAAATCCAGAGTTGCTTACAAGTTGTTTAAGTTTGTTGAGGCTTGTATGAAAGAAGATGACGTATACAGGTTGGTAGCTTCCTCATCTAAAAAGAACCCTATAGGTAACTTCTTAAATAGAATGGGCTATAGTGAGATGGAAACAAAGTACGAGAAGGTTTTGTAGTATGGTTATATTCACTGCTATTACTGCAACAGGCGCAGCCTTTGCCGCAGGATCTATTGGGACTGCTCTAGGACTATCTACCATTACAAGTAGTTTTAGCCTGTTTGCTATAGGTCTTGCCGTTAACGTAGTTTCTAGTCTCGCTCTCACCGCTTTGATTCCTAAGCCTAAACTTCGTGGAGCCAACCGTGGTTATCAAGTAAACTCAAAAGGGGCAGCATTAGATCATCAGATCATCTACGGTAAGATGAAAACTGGTGGTGCTATAATATACGATGAAGCCACAGGCACTAACAACAAACACCTTCACAGGATCATTGCTGTCGCTGGACATGAGGTATACTCGTTTGAAGAGTATTACATAGACGATGAACTTGTAACTGTTAACAGTGATGGTAATGTAACATCCCCAGCAAAATACGTTAAGACAACAACCGTAACTGTACAAACTGGTGAGGATAGCGAAGGCAGACCAACGTACGAAACTCAGACCACTACAGACTATCTAGTTAGAATACTACCGTACACTGGAAACGCAGATCAACCAGCCGCCTTCGATCTTGTTGAAGAGTCGGACGGTAAATGGACGAGCCAACATAGGCTTCGTGGCATTGCATATATGTACGTTAGACTGAAGTTTAACGCTGATGTTTTCCCCAATGGTGTACCTTCGATAACCGCCGTAGTAAAAGGTAAGAAAGTCTTTAACCCTGCCAATGGAACAACAGACTGGTCGGACAACCCTGCGCTATGCCTACGTGATTACTTAACTTCTAAGTATGGGCTTAACGAGGAAGCTATTAACATAGACGACGATTTAGTTACCAGTGCTGCTGCTGTATGTAACCAGACAAACACACTCGCTAGTACTACACGTTATACTTGTAATGGTGCTTTCACTACTTCGTTAACGCCCTATGACCTTCTGTCGGATTTGATTACGTCAATGGGCGGTTCGCTTTGGTATGCACAAGGCAAGTGGCGTATGAAGCCAGCTTACTGGACTGCACCAGTGATGGACTTAACAGACGATGACCTACGCTCTGGAATAAACGTCAGTACACGACATTCTCGCCGTAATAATTTCAATACTGTAAAAGGTACTTTCCGTGGGTCAGAATCCAATTGGCAAGTGACTGATTACCCAGAAGTTACTAACTCAACTTTTCGTACCGCTGATAATGACCAAGAGTCTGTCGCTGACGTAGACTTACCATTCACTGATAACTCTATTGAAGCTAGGCGAATAGCTTTAATAAATTTAGAGTCCAACAGGCAGCAGTTAACGGTCAATGCAGCCTTTGGTCTGAGAACACTAGAGCTACAAGTTGGTGACAACGTAAGGATTACTAACACACGTTTTGGTTGGACTAACAAAGAGTTTCAAGTAATAGCTTGGTCGTTTGGTCTATCAGATGGACTAGACCTACAGATCAACATGACACTACGTGAGACTGCTGAGTCTGTGTTTGACGAAGTTAGTGATGGTATCGTCTACGAAAGAGACAACACTAACCTTCTTTCGCCTTTTGATGTGCCAGAGGTCGGTCTTGCAGTATCCGCTGAAGCTAAAGTAAGCAACCAGAAGGTGTCAAACATTGCTGTTGCTAATGTAACATCAGGTAGGGCAGAGGCTATTGATTATGTTGAGGTTGAGTACAAACTAGCAAGTGAAGTATTCTTCTCTACATTTGGTCAGGGACCACTTGGTGAGTTTAAAGTAAGAGACTTACAAGTAGACTCCTATGACTTTAGGGCTAGGGCTATTAACACCTTTGGTATTAAAGGTCAGTTTACACTACTAGAAAACCAAGAGGTAAACGCATTTATTGGTGACCCCTCTGATGTCGGTAGTCTGCTTGCAGAGATTTCTGGTGGTACACTATTTCTAACTTGGCCGGCTATACCTGACCCTGACTTGAGCCACTACGAGATTAAACACAACTCTAACACAACTGGTGCTACTTGGGGCAACTCCTCCACTATCATTGAAAAGGTCGCTAGACCATCTACCTCTGCATCTGTGCCAGCTAGATCAGGAACCTTCTTGATCAGAGCTTACGACAAAGAGGGTAACTTTAGTGAGAACGTAACGACGGTTGTAATTACCCCTGCACAAATTCCAGCGTTGGGTCAAACAGATACAGTAACAGAGAACCCAAATTTCACTGGCTCTAAAACAAACGTCATCAAAGTTGGCAGTGCAATAGAGATAGACAACACAAGTGCAGCAGAACCAACTGGTGATTATTTCTTTAGTGCCTACGTCGATACCAACTCTGTTCGTAACGCTAGGATAACAGGTTCACGCACCTTCACCAGAAAGTTTGATGGTGGCACTTTGTTGTGGGATAACATTCCTCAGAATTGGGACACTTGGCCTGACAACTGGGATACGTGGACAAATGAAACTGCTCAGTTTGGTGACGTATCTATTATCGTGTATGTTTCAGCTACAAACGACGATCCCGCTGGCTCCCCTACATGGGGTTCTTATGAACTAGCAAACGGTGGTTTCTTAACAGGTCGTGCCTTTAGGTTTAAGGCCGTATTAAGCAGCGAGAACAGTACATATACACCAACCGTTACAGCACTTAGTGTTGACGTAGAGTATTAACAGAAAGGGCTTAACATGAGCCAACACGATTTTGATATTGCAAACCAGACATCCTCGAATGCAAGAGCCGACATCAATAATGCTTTAAAGGCTTTGGCTAGTACGTCGTCTGGAACTACAGCACCTAGCACCACATATGCCAATATGCTCTGGTATGACACATCTGCAAACATGCTAAAAATGAGAGCCGAAGCTGATGACGCTTGGATCAACATAGGTTACGTAGACCAAAGTGCTGATGCCTTTAGAATACTAGATGACACACAGGTCGTTACTACTGCTGGAAGTCAAACAGGTCTACTAGGCGATCAAGCCACAGGCTCTTGGCAAGCTGGCACAGGTACGACAGAAAGCCTAGTTAGTCCTGCAAAGATAAAGGCTGCTATT